ACTGTTGCAAATATTTTACGAAGCATCTTCATATCCATAAAGTTAAACAAAATATCAATACAAACCTGGTTGTGAAAAAATTAACGCAAAAAAATCTTGGTTTACAATTTACTAATTTCAGTTACAACAACATCCTTTAAAACAATTATATAATCCACTACATCATTAGACTTTCGTCCGTTGTAGTCGACAATATCATTGTAACCATCGATATATTCGGCTTCAAAAATTGAGAAAGTATTATTTGGATTGTCCGTATATCGGCTGTTACCGGCAAATTTATCTATAAAAATGGCTTTGATGCTTGTGATTAATCCTCGGAGTTTGAACACAGTTGATTCATGATGTTCCTCAATGAAATCAGTTCGGAATATTCCGTCTTCATGATATGGTTTATTGGCTGTAAGTTCCGCTACGCTACCGACACGCAAAGGAGAGCCACAGCATTGCATCTGCCATTGCTCATAAAGTATCGTACATTGTTTAAGTTTTTCGTTCATAAGTCATGAATATAAAAATATCAAAGTCTATTCACGTTAAGCATTAAATTTTGTGAACTTGTCCGACACAAAATTATATATTACATAGACAAATATTTATTCGGTTACAACTTCTTCTGTTATAACTTCTTCGTCTGAATCAACCAGTTCAAATTTTAGTTTGTCTAAGCGAGAGTTAAACATATTGTTAATATCATCAGACCATACAACAGAGGAAGGGTCAGATACTACTTTAGTGGTCCCATCTTTATATTGAACAGATAGTGAAGTGATTTTAGCATATTGTATGATATCGGTAAACCACGCATATTCAAAATCATAAGAAGCGGTTTCGTCCGGCTCAATAGGACCGATACACCTCTTAGATATTATCTTACCGACTCTATCATCAACAGCGTTGTATCCGGCAAAACTGATATTAACGTATTTAATAGTTTTATTAGTTGGGTTATGGAAAGTAAAGCGTACGCCTGTTCCATCCGTGTATTCGCTCATATCGTACACACTCCAAGACGGTATTGAAATACCTTTAGAAGAAAAGCCTTTAATTGTATTAATAGCATCTTCCAAATTATTTAAATATATAAAGCGGGATAATGCTTTTGCAAATTCAAAAAACTCATCTCTGACAGATTGTGATGAATTAACAAGAGTGTCAATTTTAAGGCGTTCATCATCTGTAAGATAAACTTTACTTGCAGGTATATAAAAAGCTTTTTCATCCAATACACCTTTATAGTAATTAGTGCCTCTAATTTTAACACGATCGCCAATAAGAAACGTTGTACCGTCTTCAATATAATCGGTAGAATAAAATTCATCGTAATTGCTATACTTGGAAGGAGAAATTTCTTGACAGACTTTTGTGCTGTAAGTATCGTTAACCGCTGCCATAATATACTTAAAACTAAAAGGGAAATTGTCTGTTGTCGCGTTCGGATTTACGGTATAATTAATTTCATAGACTTTGTTGGAGTCTAGAGCAATGTCTGCTTGAGATTCATCAAACCATATGAAACTTGAAGTATTATACGATGAAGATGAAAATGGTATAGCATGAGAACCTTCTTTGTTGTTTTCATCGAGAGTTGTAAAAAGGATTTTAAATTTCGGGATGGAAAATGTAAAATCAATAACTGCGTCTGTGCCTGTGCACACATATTTAGTAACATTAGTATATCTATTATTAGATAAACTTTTAGTTGCAGAATAAATTGTTTGCCCTGTTAAGCCAATCCTGTCACTAAGACCTGTTAAATGAACAATATATTCATTATCATAAGATGTTGACCCCGGACGAATATACCATATAATACGTTCATCTGTTGTGGTATTTGTTATATGAACATTAAAATATGTTCTAGTATGATAGCTATTTCCTCCAACATTTTCGACATTTGTTACTAGAAATTGTGATCCGGTCAGCTCAATAGCCGGGGTTACTTCTTTTGTAGATTTAGAATAAACACTTTCCTCTTTGATGACGCTATGATACTTATGGCGAAGAACGTAATGTTTACCCTCTTTGGGGTTCTTTTTTGGTCTCTCTTTTAGCCAAATGGTATCAGGGACTTCATACTCAAACATTACAATATCCTTATTAGGATTAAAGTTAGAGAAACGTATAGTTTCTCCCACAAGAAGTGGAGTAAGGTCATCTATTTTGTTGGCTAAAGCATAAGAATTATATTCTGAATAGTTTTTCTCAATAGGACGAATGTCAGTATATGCATATATTCCCACAGGAAATATTGTAGCAAGGATAATCGAAAATATGTTTCTAATTGTCATGTTGTAGATTTTTTGAAGGATTCAGATATACAAAGTTAATAAATATTTTTTAATATTTAATTAATTAATCAAAATAAGATTGTAACTTTTCTAAAGTACTCCACCGGTATAGATAGAAACAGATTGTTGGAACGGGAACTTCTCGCAACCGATGTAAAGCGTATCGAAGGCATCCGTACCGTCCGTGCGATGCTCCAGGAGCGCTTCTTCGCTTTCGGCAAGCTTCTCGCCCGACTTATCCTTGTGGAAGCCGTTACGCCCGCGGCTTACACCGGCGGACTGAATAGCGAGAATCAGATCCTCATTGTTCGAGCGATTGAAGAAAGGCATCAGTCGTTGCTTGCCTGCGAAACCTTGGTTGATGAGAAGGTACTTTTCATCATGCCGCATCGGGTTGCCGAGATAAACAGGTTCCACTTGCCAGCCATGCTTTTCGAACTCATGCGTAACCACCCAACGAAAATCTTGCTCATTGACAGCATAATTAGAGCCGAGCGCAGTAGCATCGTAATAATAGATGACCGTCTTGTTACGATGCTGACTGTAGTAATTACAAAAATCGTCAATCAGAGCAGGTATTTTACGTTCGAACTTCACATAGAACGACTTGATAACATTTAGGCGTCTATCTTTCGGTTGACCTGCAACTATCCAGTTAATATTCGCGTTGTAGTCCATACCGATACAGATAGGCGCATCCGCATCAACATCACTGTCACTCGTAGAGTTAAAAGATGAGAGAGAAGAGCTAAGAGGACCATTAGCCAACTTTTTAAACTCTTCATCAAGCGTAGAGAAGTTGGAAGCATCATACTTATGCGCCTCACGCATCGACGAGTAAAAGCCATCCTTCGCAATCCCAATCTTACGGCAAAGGATAGAGGTTTGGAACGTCAGCGGCGTTAGGTCCCGCTTCATCTGCTTGATGTAGTTTTCACCGAGCAATTGCAGATTCTCAATAGAAGAATACTCCTTGTAGTAGACAGCCACGGAGCGCATCTTATTGAGGTTAGTGTCAAGCCGGCGCAGATAATACTTTAGATAGCTCGGCACCGTATCACCGGATTTATTCAGTTGGCGAATACGTTCCTTGATACGCCAAATCTCATAAACCGTACCCTCAATAGTCTTGATAAGCTCCGGGTCCATTTTCTCCTTGTAATGCAAGAACCAACTACCCTTCTGCGTTTGCGGCATATCACTCAGAATCATAATAGAATGATTATACGAGTGCTTACCGAAGTAAGACTTAATACCACCATTAGCCGGCAGCGTTTCATCCTTTAGCTTAGCATAATCAATGAACTTCGCCTCATCCACCAATAGCCAAGATAGCGTCAGCGAGTTAGAGCTGCCAGGTCTATCTTGCGATATGATAACGGCACACGAGCCGTTGTAGAAACGAATCACATGCTCATTCTCGGCAGGATCAATGATAGGAGCCGCAAACGATTTGGGAGGCTTGCGACCAATCACATAATGTACGCCGTTCAAGAATCCCCAGCGTTTCCAGGCGGCCAGTAAACCGGGTAGAGTATTAGTCAAACCATGCTTGAACGTCGGGACCACAATACCACCTGTAGAGCCCGGCATACGTTGCATATTACGCAGCACAAAAGGCGCAGCGATAGAGTCCGTTTTACCTGTACGGCGACCTGCAACAATAACGGTAGTGTTAGCACCGATAAGTTGCGTAAGGCGCTGCGGCTTGTTGAAGTATATACGTTTGTTATTCATCCTCATCATTGACATTAGTTTCCGTATTAGGGAACAGATTATCAAACTCCAGGTCCACTTCCTCGAACTGCACATCCTCAATATCAATCGTTTCGGCGCTATACTTTTCAATCATCGCTGAAATCTTATCTTGAATATTGGGGATAGGCTCGATGCCCAGTACACGCGGGTCATCAGTAGCAGTGAAAGGTTGGACCATAATCTTATCAAACGGAATAGCCTGTTCATCCTCCAGATCCACACGATTAATCTTAGCATAAGTAGCCACAGTCTTCTCCATGGTCTTAGTGTCCTTACGCTTCTCCGCCATTTTGTAAGTGGCGATACACATTTCATTTGCTCTCCAGCGATGAAAATCCTTATTAGAAGCAGCAAACATAGGGAGCAGCTTCTTGACCACTTGCAAGTCGGAGTAAGCTGTGCCTTTAGCCACATCATGGCGTTGCATCAGCTCCGCCACGAACTCACGGTCAGTAGCATCCGGATTGGCAATAAACCAATTATACATCTCACGCACACGCAGAATCTTTTCCACCATAAGAATCGGATAACGTTCCTTCAGATCCGCTTCCTTGGTAAAAAGATCAGCACGGCACACATCAATAGCATTCGGGTACGGCATCACTCATCATCCTCCATATCAAGTAAATTACGATGAACATTTTCAATAGCGAGAGGTGAGCCCACTTGAGCAAGCATCATCTCTTGTGAGAGCAGCTTCACCTTAGAAGCGGCTTTACCACGACGATAGGCCAAAGACACCGCCGTTGAACGGTCGGCAATATCAGCCCGGAGCATGTCAGCCGGCACATTAATGATGACGGCAATATCAGAAATCTTAAGATAGATAGCAGCGAACTTTTCAATCTGCTGCAATACGTTCTCGGAATAAATCATTAAGCGGTACGGAATGATTGGTTATTAAATCGTTAACTTGGACAAAAAGCTTATCGAAAATCTCAGCGTCAGTGGAGATAAAGG